TATGCCAAGACTCAGCTTATACCGTCCCGAAAAGGGCAATGATTACAAGTTTATAGATAAAAATATCTGGGAAATGTTCCAGGTTGGCGGCGTTGATGTACTGATCCACAAGTATCTAGGACCAGGATCTGCCGGCGAAATTACGCCCTCTACACCAGGATATTCCACCACCAGCGAAACACAGATACAGGATCTGCTGTTTTTAGAAAATCGCGATCGCAAATACGATCCAGATGTATACATTCTCCGCGGTGTTTACAACATACAAGACACAGATTTTAACCTCAGCCAATTTGGTTTGTTCCTACAGAATGACACAGTATTCATCAGTTTCCATATCAATGACACTGTGGAAAAAATTGGTAGAAAACTAATAGCTGGAGATGTTATAGAATTACCGCATCTCAAAGACGAATTCGCACTTAACGATCTGCAGTTTGCTCTAAAAAGATTCTACGTCATTGAAGAAATAAGTCGTGCATCAGAAGGCTTTTCTGTAACTTGGTATCCACATTTATATCGTGCTAAATGTAAACCTCTGGTTGACAGCCAAGAATACAAAGACATATTAGACGGAGTTGCTGGTGAAGGCAGCGATCTCACACTGCGAGACGTTCTAAGTACCTATGAAAAAGAAATGCAAATCACTCAAGCAGTGTTGGATCAAGCAGAATCAGACGCACCCAAGAGTGGTTATGACACCAGTCGCTATTATCATTTACAAAAAGACACAGACGGTAATGCAGAATTAGTCACGGTAGACAGCGACCTAGTAGCACAGTACAGTGCAGATCGAGGCGAACCAGCATTAGATGAAAACGGTGATCCTGTGTTAGATGAAAATGGTGATCCAGTCTATGCAGGAGCCAACGCTAGCACTCGAAATCAAACCATGGACGGAAAATACTACGACGGGTATATCACCGAAGATGGTATTCCTGCCAACGGTGCTCCATTCTCTGCAGGTATTGCATTCCCAGTAAGTCCTACTCTAGGACAATACTGCTTGAGAAAAGATTACTTACCGAATAGATTATTCCGATTCAACGGCACACGTTGGGTCAAGATAGAGGATGTGGCTAGAATGACTATGAACAATTTAGGAAACGATGATGTGATATCAGGACAGAGATTTGAAGGTAAGGATGTGCGTCAAACACAGAAAACTTCATTTATTAATAATGACACTACTGCTAAGATCGACGGTAGAACTGTAAAAGAAAAACAAGGCCTCAGTAAGGCCCTTAGACCCAAGGCGGACGAATAATGGATGAAACAAATCAAGAACCAGCGATAAAATACAAATGTGCCTGCGGATGTGCAAGACATTGTGGACACAGTTGCACAGAATGCGATTGTTGTCCAGACTGTGAATGTAAATTATGTCAACAGGGCAAGGAATTTAATTAATGGATTATTTTTATGACGGCCAAATAAGGCGCTATGTCACGCAGTTCATGCGTATATTCATAGGTTTTAAGTACAAGACAGGTGGCGATACTCCCGAAGAGCGTCAAGTACCTGTGATGTACGGAGACCTAACACGTCAGGTAGCAAGTATCATCAAAGACAATTCCGAAAACAAGATGAGTACTGTACCTCGTGTGGCCTGCTATATCACTGGTCTAGAAATGGACACTGATAGGTTAAGTGATGCTACTTTTGTCAGCAAGGTTAATATCCGTGAAAGACGCTACACTGACGTAGACAATGACGGATTAGTTGAATATCAAAATGTTCAAGGTGGCAACTACACAGTGGAACGATTGATGCCTACTCCGTTCAAGTTGACTATGAAGGCAGATATCTGGACATCAAACACAGATCAAAAACTTCAGCTACTGGAGCAGATATTGGTGCTGTTTAATCCCAGTCTTGAAATACAAACCACGGACAACTACATAGATTGGACCAGCCTTAGTGTGATCAATTTAAATTCCACAAACTTTAGTTCCAGAACGATTCCTCAAGGCGCTGACACAGACATTGATATCTGTAGCCTAGAATTTATGATGCCTATCTACATTTCGCCCCCTGCCAAAGTCAAACGATTAGGTGTTGTGAAAAGTATTATTGCTAATGTATTTACAGAAAGTGGTGATATTATAAATCTAGAACAACTGATTTACAATAGAAGCCAAGGCAATGTTGAATCTATTACACCAAATCAATTCCGTGTGCTGTTGTTTAAATCTAATAATGGTCAGCCCTATGATTACGATCTCACAATAGTTAATGCAAATGCAGCAGTAGTGGCAGTGGGACTGGACCAGAAAGATTATCAAAATGGTGAACCGGTAGATTGGGCCACCATACTTGATGTGCAAGGTGGTTATACAGCACATAGTCAAACATTCTTTAAACAGGCAACTGGGTATGACATAGTTGGTACCTTTGCTGTGAATACGATAGATCCTAGCATACTTGTTGTGACCTTAGATCAGGACACTGTACCACAAAACACTTCAATAGCCAGCACTATCTCAGGTATTGCTGCTAGAGGTACGATCGATGCTATTATAGATCCTCTCAAATATAATCCTATCACAGTCTACGGAAGCCGTGCTAGTATCCCTTTGGGTTTGAGATTCTTAATGTTAGACGATGTAAATCCAAGTCCAAATGTTGGACTGAGCTACAATAGACAGGGTGACAGCTCTTCAACAGCCTATGATGGACCAGATGCTTGGAAAAATTCCGACGGCAATGATGCAGTGATCAATGCTAATAGTATCATAGAATGGAACGGATCACGATGGATCAGCGTTTGGGAACCTGCCACTGGCACTGAACCTACATACATTCAAAATCTCAAAACAGGTATCAAATATCGTTGGGATGGAGAGCAATGGCTTAAAGCATTTGAAGGTGAATATGCGCCAGGATATTGGGGCTTTGTACTAGATCCACAATAAGTAATCACATGCAACAACGTGCCGGATTATTATTCTTAGCCAAAACCACCAGCAGGATATTATTGATTCTCGAAGATTCAAAATGGACTGTGCCTACCTTTGTGAGAAAATCCACTCTACTAGATGATGCTGAAGGATTATTGAACAGCTATTCCAAGGGTCGTATAGTGCCTATTGAACTGTACCTTTCAGAAGATCGCGGCTTTGAATATGGCACCTATGTGTGTCTATTGGAACAAGAGTTTTTAGCTACAGCCGCAGAAACTATTGCGTGGAGTAGCTTAGATCATCTGCCCAAACAATTACACAATGGCCTTAAAGCCACGTTAAATAACGCATTAATTAGAACAAAAATAGAAACAGTATTGGAGTTAGAAAATGTCAAACCTATTAGAAAAATCCAGTAGATTTCAAGAAGACTACACTAGATATCAATCCGCTATAGCAGAAATGCCTGAGGGCGATTTCAAACAAGATGTCAATCAGTTGTTGAAAAAATTAGTTGGGGAAATTAAAAAACTAGACAGCATGCACATGGAAATGGTGTATACTCGTCAATTGCCTTCAATGGGCACAGATATGAAACAAGAAATTACCGCTATTCGAAGACAATTAGAAATTAAAATTAAAGATTGGAACGAATCTAAAAAATAAAGTTTAGATACTACCGAAATTCTTAATGCTAATGGTTCCCACCATGCTACCATCTAAACTAGACTGATATCGATATGCCCCAGATATCACGTCAGGAATCTTCCAATATAGCGTTCCCGAATCCTTTCCTTGTGCCGAACTTCCAGTAGATACCACACCCCCTGCGGTTACATGCACTAACCCTATGTTATAATTTACGCCAGCATTGTCTTGAATTAAAAATGGGTGACCGGTCGCTTGTAAATTAAATGCTATCGTAGTACCGTTGATAGCATATATTGTAGGATCATCTGTGGTACCATATTGATCGAATCGATATGCTGTGGCTCCGTTATTGGTTACTGTTAGCATAGTAATCGCAGGTAGATAGATCTTATCTACAGTCAAAGCAGCAGTGCTTGCATCGTTGAGTCCTGTGAATGCTGTGGCTCCTGCTAACACTGTGCTAGCTATTGTTACGGTGTCTGTGCCAGCATCTGTAGTAATTGCTATACCTGATCCGGCAACCATAGTTAGTGTGTCGGTGGCAGATTCTGCTACTACTGAACTTTGACCTGCTACTGATATGGTAGCAAAGCTGTCTGATGCTGTGCCACCGCCACCACCTGTGATAGTTATAGTGTCAGTAGTCGCATTAGTTGTAATAGTAATGCCACCTGCACCTACTAATGTCAACGAATCAGTTGCTGAATCAGCTACAACATTGCTTTGTCCTGCAACAACGATTGTTGAGAAAGAGTTTTGACCATTAATTGTTATTTCGCCGTCAACGGTTGTTGCTGTGGAAATTCCACCGGTTCCTACGAACTTTAAAATGTTTCCACTTGTTACTGTTCTAACGGTAGAATCGTCGCCGGCAATAGTTAATTCAAAATTGCCGCTACTAGATCCGCCTATACCGGCTGCTGTAGCTTTGGCTAAAAATACGGCATTAGATATGTTGGTTAGGTCTGCTTTGGCAAGATTTACACCGCCAACAGTAGATCCGTTATATAGTCTTAGTGTATTTGTCGACTGATCAAAAAATATCTCCCCGCGATTGCCAGACTTTCTATTTAGAAAATCAGAGTCTCTGGGTATGATTCTTATTGCGTCAAGTACGGGTATTTTTGCCATACTATTATTTATTCAAAAAAAAGTGCTCGTTTAACGAGCACTTTTATTAATTTGCTGCTTCTTTTTTTATTCTATATTTACAATCAGGTGCATGATTTTCAAGTCTTCCGTTAATTTCAACCACGGGTTTCTTGCAGAAGAAACAGACCAGTTGGTCATTAGAATGACTTGGATCGATCCTTTCTGTTGGATAATCATTGTACTCAGCCATAATATCTCCTTTTTAACTGTCTACTCTCTATTTATGTTTTCACAACGAATAGCTGTGCCTTGTATTTATGATAAATTAAGTTATGGATAACTACGAAATCAGTGATTTTATTGGTATTTTCCCCAATGCGGTATCTCCCCAAACTTGTGAAAAAATCATAGAACATTTTGAATATATTAAAAATCTCGGACATTCGACTTCTAGAAAAAGTTCCGAAGGAACTAGATTTCTTGACAAGGATAACGAAACTTACTTTTTGAAAGCAGATGGCAATTCTGTGGTCAGTGATCTAGATCATTATTTTACACAAGAATTTGTTAATACGTTTTGGAATTGCTTTGAATCCTATCAAAAAAAATATGGTGTAGTTGAGGCTGTAGGAAAACTAGGATTTACCGGAAAATTTAAAATACAAAAAAATCAACCAGGAGAAGGATATCATGTTTGGCATTGTGAGCAGGGAGATATTCTTAGTAGTCCTAGATTGCTATTGGTTATTTTATACCTAAACACTGTTGAAGAAGGCGGCGAAACAGAATTTTTATATCAGCACAAGAGAATTCCTGCAACACAAGGAACAATGATAATAGTTCCAGGATCGTTTACTCATACTCATAGAGGAAATCCTCCCCTGCAAGGTAACAAATACATCATGAACACATGGGTACAATTTTTGGAATAATATGAAAACAATTAAAAGAGTTGCAGTTGTAGGAGGGGGCAGTGCTGGATTAGTAGCAGCTCTAATATTAAAAACACGATTTCCGTCTTTTGAAATAGATATCATTAGATCAGAAAAAATAGGAATCGTCGGGGTAGGTGAAGGCAGCACTGAGCACTGGACTGCATTTATGGATTTTATTGGGATTCATTATTTTGATATTGTAAAAGAATGTGATTCTACTTTTAAATCAGGAATTATGTTTAAAGATTGGGGCGATAAAGATTTTTTACAAAGCATTAGTTCCGGGTTTAGTCAAACTGAAAAAAAATATCATTATGCTTACGCTAAACAGATTGCTGATAATGCCGAGCCTAAAGATTTAATGTCATCTCACACCTGGGATAGCAGTGTTAATACTTGGTTCATGTCTAATCACACATCGTCACCGGTACTGCAATTTCATTTTAATACACACAAGCTCAATGATTTCCTGACTATAGTCAGTGAGCATAAAGGCATAAGATTTTTTGATGACGAAATTTCTGATATTCAGATGAACGATCAAGGAGAAATTACATCAATCAAAGGAAATCAAGGAACGTATGAATATGATTTTTATATTGATTCTACAGGATTTAAAAGACTGTTAATCGATAAACTAGGAGCCAAGTGGATCTCATACTCAAAATATCTCAAAATGAAATCAGCCATAATGTTTGCATCAGAAATGCCTGCTGGAAACATTCCAATGTATACCACTGCGCAAGCCATGGACTACGGTTGGATGTTTTCAATTCCTACTTATGGTAGGACTGGCAACGGATATATTTTTGACAGTGATTACATTGACAAAGATTCCGCCCACGCAGAATTAGAAAAGTTTTTAAAAAGATCTGTAGAAATTAACAAAGAAATAAATTTTGATCCGGGTGCATTAGATACTCCATGGATTAAAAACTGTTGTGCTGTTGGCCTAAGTGCTAGTTTTGTAGAACCGCTGGAGGCCTCGTCAATAGGAACTTCAATACAGCAGGCATTCTTGCTGTCAGATCTAATTATAAATTATGACGAACCGGCAATAAAAAAATACAACAAGTTGATGACCGGTGTTTTAGAAAATATTAGAGATTTTGTAATTCTGCATTATCTTACTAAAAAATCAAACACTGACTTTTGGGTCTCTGCTAGAAATATAGAGCTGCCGGATACGTTATCATCTAAATTAGAGTTGTGGAAAAATAAATTGCCCACGGTTGATGATTTTGTAGAATCTAGTCAGTTTAGATTATTTTCCGATCCACATCATATTTTAATTTTACATGGACTAGGGCTGCTAGATCCTGATAAAATAAAACAAGAATACGAATTTATGGTCGATCACGATTCAAAATTAAGAGCAAACGAAGTAGTTGACCATGCTCTGAATTTAAGATGTCAAACTATTCCGCATAGAACAATGATAGAATATATTAGAAATATTAAAAACGAGAACTACTAATGAGACTTTTTACGTTTGGCTGCAGTTTTACAAATTATAATTGGCCTACATGGGCAGATTTAATCGGCTTAGAATACGGGGCATTTCATTATAATTGGGGTTACGCTGGATTGGGCAATCGAGCTATAGCGGAACGTCTAGCCGAATGCCATGCACGGATGGATATTGGACCCGGGGACACGGTTCTAATTCAATGGACTAGCCCGTTAAGGCACGATTATATGAGAACTAATGTTCGAAAACTCGAAGGAACATATTGGGCTACACACGGTAGCATATTTTCTAAAGAAAATTCTAAGGTATTTGATTACAAATGGATTAATACCTTTTGGGATGAAAAAGCCTATCTCATACACACTCTAAATAATATTACTCTAGCGATTCAATTTTTAGAAGGTATTGGCTGTAAATGGATGATGACATCTATGAATGATATGCAATTAGTAGGCAATGAATTGAGTGACGATACTTTTGGTGGAGAATATCAACTTAAAGATAAGATGAGAAAATTCTACGACGTATTTCCGGATCTAATGTTTTATAAAGAACATATCTGGGACAAATATCAGGACCACTGGGTAGATCCTATTATCAACGCTATTGATGAAAGTAGTGAATTCTCCTGGAAATTCCGGTTTGATAAGAATCGAGATGTAGAAAAATCCTATCCTGTAAGAGACGGACTATGGGATGAGGCGCACCCTACTCCAAGGCAACATGCGATCTGGATGTTAATGCTTAAAGACAGAATGGGATTAGATCCTAGATTAACACACGAACAAGGGCAGTTGATTCATCAGTTTGAAAAAATCAAAGAAAATACTAAAACATTTAAAGAATTCGAAGACGCTATTATGAATACAGAATGGTTCATACAGCGTCAGTATAGAGGTTTATAGTTTTACGTACCAGTCTTCTTGGCCTGACTGATCAGCATTTACTCGAGTATAGTTATTTTTAATTAGAAGGTCATAAATCGACTGTCTATTTTCTGTAAAAGCATGTTCCACAGTAAAACACTTTACATTATATTTTTCAAAATTAAAAGTTTTAAGTATATCATACTCACTACCCTCAGTATCTAAACTGATATAATCTATGTCTGTTGGTGCATTATATAAATGTAATAAATCATTCAACGATATCGTTAGAACATTGATAGTAGAAAAAGATTTATCTATTTCCTGATCTATACTAGATATATGAGATTTTAATCCTGATCTAAAATTCCATCCAAAAAATTGATTGTTGTCTGTGCAGATTTTAAATGGTAATATTTTACCAGTTTCCGAATAAACACACAATGTGCTAACAGACGAATCTCTACAATTAAATAGACTCTGCATAAAAACAGGATTCGGGTCTACGCAGATACCATTCCACTTATAAAATTTTTCTAATATAAATGTATTAGATCCTGTTATACCGTCGGCGGCTCCTATGTCGACAAAGAATCCATGTTCTTTATATGCTGTTCGATCTAGAACAAAAAAATCTTGTCCGTTTTCTGCTATTCTAAGTTGACTTCCTGCTGGTCCCATTATTTTATTAAACACCTTTTAGTTTCAGGAAACCACAACACATCTAATTCAGAATCGTTAAAAGTTCTAACGGCATCTTCGAATGTGTCTACTAGAGGCTCTCCTGCAAGATTAAAACTTGTATTTAGGAGAACTGATGTTCCTGTTTGATTTTTAAATTCTTGTAATAGCTCATATATATGCGATACATTTTCTGATATTGTTTGAACTCTACAAGTGTTGTCTACATGTGTTACGCCCGGTATACCATCATCTACGACTGTGAAAGATACTGTCATAAATTCTGATTTACTTAACCCTAATGTTTCAAAATATTTTGAAAAATCTTCTTCTAGCACCATTGCTGCAAACGGACGATACCATTCTCTTTTTTTAATATTGTTTACAATATCTTTAGCATCGGGATTTCTCGCATCAAATAGAATCGATCTATTTCCCAACGCTCGAGCTCCCGATTCTGCCATGCCGTTAAATACCGCTACTGTTTTTTGACCTAATAAGAAATTAGAAATCATTTTTACATCACATTCTATACCAACAGTATTAGGAATGTCTGGCACAGTTCCGTGGAAAAAAGTGTGCTTAATAGGTTTTATATTTTTATCGCCCGACAAATTTTTATAAAGATCAAGTGCGCTGCCTATACTATTACCGCTATCGTCAGCTAACGGCTCAAAATAAAAATTAACATCTGGTAAATTTTTAATATAATGTTGATTGGCCACAACATTAAGTCCGTATCCCCCGGTAACGCAGACATTTTTGATACCGCTTTCATTGACCCAGTGTCGTATCATTTCCAATACCACAGACTGTGTTTGTTTTTGAACCTGATATGCGTAGTCTGCATAGAACTGAAAATTTTCTTGGGTTACACTAGGGGCTATTTTTAAAATATAATCTTTATATACCGGAGTACTGTGACCATCCATAACAAAATATCCGTGCAGGAATTTGTGATCCAACGGTCTACCATTTTCAAACAGATTAGGAAATTCTTGATCCTTTCCGTAAGAAGCTAACCCCATAGTTTTTCCATTTTCTAATGGTTTTTGATTTATTAGGCTAGTTGCAGATTCATAAACTTTAACTACGCTCATCGAACTATCGACATTATAGTTTCGTCGATTGTCTTTGAAAAATTTTGCCAACGAAAATCGTGCTATATCGGATTCAGACCCTATATCCTTTACCCAAAAATTCTTGTGTAATGTATTACAAACCTGTTCTTTGTCAACATAAAAAACTGTTTCTGCTTCTCGGGCAAAATTATCTATAAGAGATCCATCTCTATCTATAACAAATACCAATGATTCATTAAATCCGCTGTTGAAAAAAGCTAAATTAGCGTGTGCTAGATGATGATGTTGACAATAATCTGTAACAGGACATTTGAATATTTTTTTTAGTTGAGTAACAATATATTTGACGCAGGGATCATCTCCCGTGGGTGCTGCGATACAAATATGATCTACTGGATCTTTGACAGTTTCAATTAATTTTTGTATAGCCAGGACTGGCGGGCCATCTCGTTTGGATCTAGACAATCTTTCTTCTTTAAAAAAGTATTCAAGTTCTCCGTCATTGATCACAGCAACAGAACTATCATGTAACGGACTTATGCCAATAATTCTCATTCTTCATTCCATGGTAATGATTCAGCAAATGCCCATAAGTTATCAAAGATCATAGTTTTTCTTTTTAATTCTCGATGGGCGTATCTTTCTAATTCTTTTAGTGTGTCTTCACCGTATCCGGTTTTTACTAGGACGGGTATTGCTCCGGCTTTTTCTGCAGCTTTAAGATCACTGATTTTATCTCCTACGAATGCCCCACCTTTAAATTTCACACCTAGCTCAGTTTCGGCCCTTTTGAACATGCCAGTATTAGGTTTAGCATATATGTCTTCTTTAAGGTTAGTAGTACTGTAGTATATTCCGTCAATACTCGAACATCCTGCTTTTCCTAGAAGTTCTAACATTCTAGCATTAACATTTTCAACGTCAGCGGGCGTTAGAACACCCTTCATAATTCCTGATTGATTAGTTAGGATCACTATATTGTAACCTTTAGCCCTCAACATGGCCACAGCTTCTAGGCTTTGCGGAATCGGAACGAACTTGTTAGGATCTCTAATATATCCCGCATCTTGATTAATGGTTCCGTCACGATCTAGTCCTATGGTAATTTTAAATCTAGCCACTGTCATTTTAAATCCATATTAAAAGCTATAGAAATTCGTTCATTATCCGACATGTGTTGACTAACTTTGTGTTGTAGATAGCTAGGAAATATCAATAGCATACCGCTGTTAACTCGACACACTGTTTGGGAACTATTTAAATCGTTGTTATATATTTTATCTGCTTTATATGGCCAACTAGAATTAATGATATTTGAGTTTACAAAACATATTGTAGCATCATTATCTCGAGCTTGTACATAGTACACTCCGCTCCAAATATTTGGACAATGGTGATGTTGTTCATGATAACTATACTTTCTATTGATATTTGCCCACGATCGTGTGAACTGTAATTCACCGCCGAGACCACAATGTTTATGTGCCTGTTCAACTGACTCTTGAATAAAATGTTTTAAATTTTGTAGACAGTCTTCGTCAAGAATATCCGTTCTATTATAAAAACTCGTATAACTTCCTTGCGAATATTTTAAAGAGATATCCGTGGAATCTAGAGATTCTATTTCTTTAATTTGATCTATGATTATGTTTTTTGATTCTTCGGTGGATTGATAATCAAACTTAAACAGCGGAACAGGAAATAAAAACATAGATTCCATATTAAAACACCTTTTGTCTTGCTCTAATAGCATGTGTGTTATCTGGCAGATCTAATATAGAATTTTCCGTATGGGCTATAAAAGTAGCAGCTTCAAAGAGGGCAATTTTAGATAATTTAAATGTTTTTAAATCTTTTAGAGCTGTCGTTGGAGATAAATTTCCCGTACCGCCTAATATAAAACTCCATAAAGACCAACCAGCGACCCCTGCTACTGGAGGAAATAGCGTTGAATTAGGGCTTCGAATTTTTGCAATGTCTAAGATTTCTCTGGTAAAATCTGTTAGAGTAGCATCACTGTTCACATGTCTCCAGAAGTCAGTGTCTGATCTGCCTGCTCGATAGTGCAGTACTAAAAAATCTTTTAGTAAGTCATACATATACCCAAATGTTTCATTGTAATCATTTATACGAGATTCAATGAGAGTATCCTCAACAGTGTCTGCCAAAAACTCGCTCGTGAAATTTTCTAATTGCATTATTGTAGTGTGTATACTGGTAGCTTCTAAAGGTTCTGCAAATGCTGCACATAAACCTACGCCGAGACAATTTTTGATCCACAGGTTCTTTAATCGACCAGAATCAAATTTTATGATTCTAATCGGATCAATTTCGTAGCCTATGTTTTTTTCTAATTCTATTTTTGCTGCATCGTCTGTGACAAAATCACTAGAGTAAACATACCCGCAGCCTTTTCTTCTCAGCAAAGGAATTTGCCACATCCATCCATTTTTTTGAGCCCATGCTTTTGTTGCTGGTTTTATTTTTTCATCTAATTCGTAATTTGTTAAGAATGGCATGGCTCTGTCTACGGGAAGATGTTTTTTGTAACTCGTCCATTCGCAATTTAATTTAGACATTAATGTTCTAGAAAATCCAGTTGCATCTATAAAAAAATCCGATTCTATGAGGTTACCGTCGGATAGCTTCAAAGATTTAATATTTCCATTTTCGGATAACGTTACTTCAGTTACATCCAATTCTATATGTTTGACTTTGTCACCGCATACTTTCTTAAAATATTTTCCCACTTTGTGAGCATCAAAATGGTATGCAGCCGGACCGTCTTTTTGAGATAGTGTATCTTTGTTATGCTCTATTAATATACCATCTGCTGAACAAAGATGTAATTTATTTTTAGGCAATGTTGACAAGCTGTGTAAAAATGCATAATCTAAAGGAACGCTAGCAGTATATGATCCTGTGATAGGACTGATATAATAATCTTTGTCTCCCGACCAGTCCACGAATTCTATACCTAATTTGGGAGTAACGTCGCAGAAACTTACAAATTCTTTTTCGTTACATCCATAATCAAAAGTGATATTTTGTATTATGTTTGTCATTGTGCCAGTACTACCTTCTCCAGCGCCGATGATGCCTACTGTAGGAGATTCTATTACTGTAACTGTATGATTGGGTTTTCTTTTAGAAATTATAAGTGCCGCTAACCACCCAGCTGTTCCGCCGCCGACGATGGTAATGTTCATTTTACTTTGCCTTGATGAAAGAAATCGATGAGATCTAAGTGCGGAATACTTTTTAGTTTTCTAGACTGTTCTATATCATAGAAATTTTTAAGTTCTCGATTCGCGATTGCCTCTAGATTAGAAGACGGGTCAGCATCGAATTTATATCCGTATTGATTCATCATGCAAACCCAACTAGTGAAACTAAACATAGTATATGTATTGGGCTCAAACTTGTTAGTTAATGTGTTTCTAAATTTTGCGTCTTGCATCACACGCTGAATAAATCGTTGTTTGTCTGAGGGTTGGAATTTTGATCTAACATAATCCCAAAATGCTCCGGGATTGGTGCTGTCCGAATAATGCATATTCACAAAGTCTACAACATTTTCAAAATAACTTTTCATCATAGCATTATAAAGTTCTATGTCTGCATCGTTGTAAAAACTAATACGAAGTCGCTGTTCCAGTGTTTGGATACCCTTAATGATTAGACTAATGCCGGTACTTTCTAAAGGCTCTACAAATCCTGCACTAAGTCCTATAGACACCACATTTGTTTCCCAAGAATTTTCAATATAAAAAGGAGTCCAGTCAATGACTCGAATGCTGTCGCGATCTAAACGACCATTCCAGTATTTTACTAGATAATCTTTAGCATCTTCGGGATCTGTCACAGATCTATTGAACACTAGTCCGGATCCCAATCTACTTTTAACAGGTATTCTCCAAATCCATCCATGTTCTACTGCATCACATATAACATAAGGTCTTGTTTCTGTTTTAATATCTTCGTATGGTATTCTTCCTGCGACTGCAGTGTCACAGAACAATCTATCAGTTATATCAATTTTCTTTTGAGTTTTAAGTAAACTGGCAAAGCCTGTGCAGTCGACAAATAAATCAGCTTTGATTAGCGTGCCGTCAATTAATCCTAGACTGGTAATTTCGTTATGCTCACCTCGATTAACTTGAACAACTTCTTTTTTAATTATTTTAACTTCTTCTTTGATTCTTTCTTGTATGTAGGTTACTAGCTTTCCCGCATCAACGTGGAACGCATATAATCCAGCATCGCTGTAATCTACTTTATTGTGACGGACTGCACTGTCATACATCATACATGCATAGTCTTTATAATCAAGATCGTTTCTAAAGGCTAAAAATTCCCAGAGATTGCATTGATAATCACTATACCTTAGAGCTGTAAAAAAAGGATGCCATAGTTCTGATCCTTCTTTCTGCCAGTTTGGAAATAAAATTCCGGCTTTAAATGTAGCGTCAATATTTACAAACCAGTCTTCGAAATTGAATCTGCATTGTTTCATAAAATCAAAGAAATCTAAAATAGTACCTTCACCAACACCAATAGGTGTTCCAACTTCTTTGTCTATGATTGTGATCTCAGTATTAGGGAGATTTCTCGCTAGATATGCAGCACTCATCCATCCAGCCGTTCCTCCGCCTACAATTACTATTTTCACACTGATCCTTTATATAAAAAATTGCTGATTAAGTCTATACGTTCCGTTAATAAACATTCCTGGTGTTACATAGGCACTATGAAACATGCATTGGCTGTAAATAACCATTCTATTAAATTTCATTTCGACAGAACCAATCTT